ATGCAAAATATCTATGTAGTCTCCGCCGGTCATGCCGTCGAAGTTGAATTCGATTTTATCAAAGGTTTTGTCTTCGTAAGAAAACTCTTTTTTCAGAGTGTGAACGTATTCCTTTCTCTCTACGGTGTTCTCGTCCATATCTATGTCCTTTCTTCCGGCTTCCCCTTCTCCCAAACACAGGAGAAGGGGAACTTGTTATCAGGATTTGCCGATAGCCGCTCTGACATCTGCCAGATAGTCGGTGCCGTTGATGATGCACTTAAAGTTCAGCGGATCCAGCTCCATCTGCTTTACGCCGTCGATGTACATTGCCCAGTAGGAGACGCTGTAATCTCCGCTGGCATCCGTGGTGCTGGCAGGCTTTACCGCGCCAGGAGACAGCTTCGTTGGCCTGACCACCATGATATGCTTGATGGTCTGCACACCAACATTCCCCGCAGTGTTGTCCCGGTACTGCTGTGCCACTCTCAAATCCAGCGTGTGGTCCACCGGGGTCAATAATTTCATTGCCTTCTCCTCGAAGGTATTGAACTTGATTCCTACGGACATGGATTTGAGATAGCCGATGATGACCTCGTCATACTCTCCGGCCATGCCCGCTCCGGAAATCGTGTTCGTAATGAACTCTACATTCGGTGGCGTTACTTCCGCTACGCCGTAATACTCAGTCGAGTTCTCGTACAGCGCACAAGTAATTACGCCCTCGTCCAGTTTGCTCATGGCTTACACCTCCTTAGCTGATTCCCAGAGCTTCCGACACATAGGATGCGTCATACTCAAGGATAAAGTCGATTTCCTGTGCCGGTGCAGACGGTGCAATATAGACGTGGGGCCGGAGAATGCCTGCTGCAATATCCTCGTCTGAGTTCTCTTCCTCCAGGAACTCCACGCGGCCTCCGTACAGGTGCCCAGCTGCGGTCAGGCCATTGATCCAGATAGTGGAGCTATCTGCAATGGTCTCGCACAGTCTTCTGTTGAGCTTTGTGTCCACAAAACTCCAGAAGGTCAGGATCTCCGAGTTTGCGATCCAGTTGAACATTCTCCGGACCGGGATGAAGTATTCCACGCTGGTCTCGGAGTTCGGGTAGATGGCCGTGTTGTTGCCCCAGGCCCGGAAGCCGCCGATGAAGTTCATAGCTGTGACGATGCCTGCACCGTTGAGGTAGTTTGCTTTGATCAGATTCACGTTGACATCCGATCCGTCTTCCAGTACGGTGCCAGTGATCATGAGCGCCTTGTTGGAGGGGGATTCCGACGGGCAGTCCTCGTTGTCGCTGTCTACCTGAGCCATCAGTGCTCCAAGGTGCGTCGACAGGTGATACACATGGTTCCCGTCCTTGACCATAGGCCAGCACAGGATTTCTGTGCACTCTGTCAGCCGCTGGTCCTCTTTGAGCTGCACTGCATCTGTGTAGGTTTTTGCTGTCTCAGTGTCCAGGTCAATGATTGCCATTCCTCGAAACAGCGTGTTCACGGTGGTCTTGGCATTCATGGCGGCAGCTACCTCCGGAATGTGGGAGAACCCAGGCGCTGCAATCAGGTCCGGATTTACCTGGTACATGGCGTAGCACTCGTCCACCAGTTCGACTCCGGAGCTGATGCCTGTCTTTGTGTCGTACCCGCCGATTACCTTGTCTGTCAGGTTCTCCAGCTCAAAGGCAAACTCGTCATACGAGACTGTGATCTGGTCAAGGCCCTCCATCTTGCCTCCTGTGATTGCCGCAATGATGCAGCTTCCACCGGCGAAGTATGCCTCATAATCAGTCCCCCGCTCCAGTTCGTCCTCACCGCTCTTGACTGTGACGCTGGAGAGAATCGCATCCTCGGTGATCGTAGCCGTTCCATCCACTACGGGCACCGTAGACTCCTGGACGGCCTTCTTCATGGTCTTCGGGTCTGCCACATTGATCAGCAGGATCGGCCCTACGCCGTATAGCTTGAACTGCGTGTACATTGCCTCGCAGAGGGTGTATTTCTCCCAGTTGTCGCTATAGCCCAGGGCGGCCACGGCTTCGTCGTAGCTCTCCGCCAAGACGATCTGCGGATAGCTCTCGACCTGGTTTACCGGAGCTGTTCCGACATAAGCCACGATGCCGCTTGCGGCAGCATTTACCTTGAAGGTGCTGTTAATTTTGATCTCGGCGCGTGCGCCGTGAAAAAAACTCATATAGTTTTACCTCCTATTTTTCCAACTCTTTTGCATACTGGTACAGCAGCGTCCGCGGATTTTTGATGTCCTGCATAGCTCGCTGTGACTTTTCCACCGGTACGACCAGGTGCTTTGCCGATGGGTATTTTGCCAGGGTCGGCTCCAGGAAGTCTGCAATACTCTTGTCGGTGCCATAGAGAATTTTCCCCTTGGTCAGCAGTCCGCCCGGTAAGCTTGGGCCAACATACACGACACGTTTTTGCTCCGTATCATCCAGCTTCTCCACAGTCTCTTTAGAGGGCTCCTCAGTGGCCTCTTTGGGTGACTCCTCGGTGTTCTCTTCGGTAGTCTCCTCTGTAGCCTCGACTTCATCGTACTCCACCTCGATCTGAGAGAGTGCTTCCACGTACTGAGCCTTCGTCGTAAAGCCCTTTGTGTTGATTCCCTCATCCGCTGCCAGAGCCTTTAGCTCTGGCAGCTTCATGGCCTCTAGCTGCTCCTTGGCTATGGTTCCTTTTCCCATTTTGATTCTCCTTCCTTACCACTGCCCCAAGCACTCTTCGATGGTGTTAGCAGTGCGTTTAATTTCCGGAATCGCCCATTCCATGTTCATCTCGCCCAGATAGTAGTCACCTGTATCATCTGGGTAAACTTCCCACTTTATAGGCTTCTGTAGCGTGTACTGCCTATTCAGAAGCACGCCCTTCTCGAACACGATCCGGATGCGGTCTATAATCCGGATCACTTGCATTCCACCGTCCTGCCCGTTTGGATTGTAGGTTGCAATAATGATCCGAATCTTGGCGATAGAGTGCTCGTCGTCCGTGTCCTTGTCGTACTTGTCGGAACCGTTCAGGAATTGCACAAGCAGATAGGGTATCCGGCTGACCGTGTCGCTTCGCTCAGGCAGGTTCATAGAGAAGACATCCGGTCTTTTGAATCTTGGCTCCCCTTTTTTCTTCGGCTGCCACGCATCTTCCTGCACTTCTTCGGATGCCTGGTCATCCTCCTGTTCCATGTCAGCGCCTTCCTCGTCCCGCTCCAGTGGGTAGTTTCCGGTCTCCTCGTTGAACTCGTTGTCGATATTCACCGGGAGGCGCATTCCTTCCACGAGCTTCTTGAGTACAGTGCATATGGATGTGATCAGATTCTCAATACCCATGTCTGCTCCTTAATATCTGCTCAGGATTCGAGTGATCTCGTGCTCTAACCGCTTGTTTACAGTCTCCTCGGTCTTCTTCTGAATGGCCTCCCTTGCCGGTTCGTAATCCAGCATGTCAGCGACAGAATAGCCCCAGTACTCCTTGATTTTTTCATTTCCTGTACTTGTGCTGCCTCCTGTCCGTTTGAAGATTCCCGTGTGGCCCGATTTGAAGGTTGCGATAAATCCCGCTGGCCGGGCGACCATGCCGCTCTCGCGGCTATCCATGGCACTGACATCTCCGCTTTTAAACACATTACGCCAACCGACCCCATGAATCATAACCGGAATACGCTCCGCAACGTAGGTTCTTGATTTTGGCGCAGGTGTGTACTTGTAGAGTGGCACCTTTGGACCTCGGAACTCTATGTAAGCCTCTGTTCCTCCGGCGCTTGCCCTCTGGATCTTGGTCTTGTTGTATTTTCCCAAATTCCCTTGCGTGATGGCATACCGCTGTTGGATCTGGCGTTTCGCCTCGGTTTTCGCTGCCTCCATGCCACGGTTAAAGGCATTCGCCTCCGCAGTTGGAATCGCACCTGGTATCCCATAGAGCAGTTTTTCTACCCGGTCTAACTGCTCAACCGAAATTTGAATCTGCATTATTCGTTCAGCTTCCTTGCCGTGATCTTCACCTGCCCGAACTCCACCGATACGCCCAGAACAAAGTATTTGACATTATTGATCTGGATACTTCTTCCACGCTTTGGCACCGAACCGAAGTCTTTCAGGTTGACCCAAATATATTTGTCGTACTGGTACAGGGCTTTCTCGTTGTCATTCTTTCGCTGATTGTTGTTCTTGTCACGAACGGCAGTGTCTTCCTCGTCAATCACGCCCCAGAGTTCCATTTCACGGTCCTGGTATTTTATTCTGATCTTCTCGGCATGGCCTTTGGGATTGAAAAACACCAGTTCGTTGTCACGGAGCATCTGACGTTTCAGGTCCGGCAGCATCAGAGCACCTTTGCCACATACCAGCTGTCCACCTCGTGAGGCACCAGCAGCGGGTGAGAGCTGAGGGACAGCATCTGACGGTCAGGGTCCTTCTTAACCCAACTGTCAGGGATGCGATCTCCGACGACGCTTCTCCAGTTTTTTGTACCCTGCTCCAGATATGTGTGCATACCGTAGAGCTTCGAGAATGCCGCTTCCGTGGACATTAGTGCCACAGTGTCTTCCGGCACCAACGGCTTTGTCTCCGGGTGATCCGGGTCTGTCCAGTCATCCAGATACCACTCGCTGTACTGGTAGATGTCCAGATTCAGCTTTCCGATTCTGCCAATCCAGGTCACGCCTCCGGTGAGCTGCTTTGGTGCAATGGTTGCGATCTCATAGTTGCGGATGTCCAGCAGCTCCTTGAGCTGGGCATTGTTCACGATGTGCTGGGCAACCTTACGGCTTACGATCAGCATATTGGGGTTTACATATCCATCCCTCTGAACCATGGTTGTCCATTCCTCAAGCTGATCCAGGATGCTTGCCGAATGGTTCGACCATTTTTCGCCGTCGCTCGTAATTGTTTCGGAATTTGTGAAGTTGAAATCAATGATCTCATTGATTCCCTTTCCAACTACCGGGATTTTGCCGGTGAAAATCACCTGTGCCGCCATCCACTCCTCTCTCCGAGTAACTGCCTTGTCCAAAGCGTCCAGGTCGTTTGACAGTTTCTGCACAGCTCTTGCGGCCGGGGATTTTCCAGAATAGGGGCTTTCACCCGCCATACGATTCATCAGATCCGCAGCGGTGGTGACTCTGCTCTCACTTACCAGAGCCGGGGTGTAGCTCTTGGTCTGGTAGCCAGCATTTGGTCTTACCTGGCTGCCAACTCTCGGATGTACGAATGGGGCAAGTTCTCGCCCGCCCTTCATCATGTCGAACTCTACCGTTGCCGTAGGGAAGGTCACGGTATTTTTAAAAAACGTGTCCCGCAGGAAGGTACGCACCGGAGGCTTTTTAGAAAGCACTCCGTAGAGCGTCTTCGGGGTATAAAGATCAATCGCCATACAGTTTCATTCCTCCTTAAACTTTCACAGCGGTATCCGGCAGCAGTTCCTTCAGGAAGATACCGTTTTCCCGCAGCAGCGGCTTTACAGTCTCCACCCCGACACCGTCCGGCAGTTTCAGTCCGCTTTCATAGAACTCGCCGGAGAGATACGCGACAACATACCCGGCAGCCTCTGTCCCAACGGCAATGCCGTATGGAACCTTTCCAGCTTCTGCGTCCTCGGCTGTGTAGGCAGCGGCCTTGTTGCCGCTCAGTTTGATGAGGCTTCTTTCCTGGATGGTTTCGCCTTCTGCGACCTCCAGTTCCTCCTTTGCAATATCCATGTAACCGGCCAGGAACATGTCCTTTTCCAGCTCGTAGGATTTTACTTCATACATGCAGTTGTCCTCCTTACTTTTCAAAGGCTTCAGTCAGGATCGCTTCCAGTTCGTCGTCTGGATTTCCGCCAGAGTTTGCACTTCCGGTCACTCCGTTTACATTTCCTTCCGTCACATCCTTTGCCCTGTTTCTCAGAAACTCCTCGCCCTGTTTCTTCTGACGAGAGATTATCTGCACTGCAACCGATTCTGCGGTCGCAGTCGGGTTAGCCTTTGCCGAATCGATCAGATCTTCATATCCGGCAAGCGTCATCCCCTCAATGGCTGTGATTCTCGCTCGTTCGGCGGCTGCTGCTTCCGTCTGGATCTGCGCCAAGAGTTCAGGCTCCTGATTTCTCAGTTCGTCCAATGTCATATGCTTCTTTTCCTCCACTTCTCCCGGTTCCCCGGTTTCGTTATTCTCCGCAGCTTCCCGCTGCATGAGTTCTTTTATGTCTGGCAGACTTGCCATGGCCTGTGCCATACCTCCACACATAGCTGTTGCCGCATGGGTCATAGCCGTGTCCTTGTCCTCTTCACGGAACATGATCTCATCGGCTAGCCCCATCTCTACAGCCTCCTCGGCGGTAAAGAATCGCTCGCTATTCATCATGTTCTTTAGTTTTTCCCTGCTACACTTCCCGCCGCATTTCTGGATATAGGCGTTTAAAATGCTCTGGTCTACTGTCTCCAGCATCTGTTTTGCCTGCTTCATGACTCCGGCATTTCCGCTGGCTCCGGTGGATGCCCTGTGGATCATCATGTTTGCGACTGGTGACACTCGAACCTTAGTACATCCTGCGGCGAATACTGAGGCTGCACTGGCCGCAATACTTTGAATTTCTCCGATCGTTTCACGTCCTGCGTCTCTGAGCACCGTGTACATCTCGAATCCGTTGTAAACACTTCCTCCGCCGGAGTTGATCTCGAAGATCAGTTCCTCATCAGCCGGGCAGCTTTTGACCGCATTGCGAACATCTTCCGGGCAGCATAGGTCCGTGAAGCCGTGCTTTCGGTAAATTCTCGCATAGTCGTCTCCAATCACCGTGCCGCCCAATCTAACTCTCATCGTCTTCCTCCTCGCCCCGGTCTGCATTTTCTTTCGCCTGCTGTGTCCCAGTGACCTCACTTGTCATTCTTGCTTCCTGCTTCATCTGCGCTACGTTGTCCCGGAAGTCCGTACCGGTCAGCTCCATTGCCTCCTTCGTTCCTGTAGAAAATCCGCATTGAACCCGAACCTGAGCCGCCTGCACCTCTTTTAGTGGATCGATCTGGCCACGGCTGGCACCGTACCACTCTGCTTTTGTGTACGCCTTTCTGATTGCCGTATCCTGAAAAAATCCAGGTGCATTGATACGCCCTTTGGCTACCGCCTCAGTCATCCACTCCTCGTAGATCGGCTGACAGAAACCCGATACCATCCAGTCACGGTACATATCAAAGGTCTTCCACGCCTCCAGCAGAGCTCCACGGCTGGCAGAGTAGGAACTTGTGAAGGTTTTCAGTAGTAGTTCCTGTGGCAGTTCCAAGGCAGAGCCAATTTGCTTGCATAGCGACGAGATGAACCCATCAAACGCCGTGTTCGGCCTTGCCGGGGATACCAGCTTCGCCTTTTCTCCCGGAGCCAGGTCAACGATTGCACCGCTGCCCATTTCTACTGTTCCTCGATCTTCGCGGTCTACCTGCTGATCTTCCGGCAGAATTTCCCCGAACGGCTCTTCGTTCGTGTCATTTTCGGTTTCAATAAAGATCGTCTGGTAGCTTGCGACAACTGCGGCTGTCAACTCCGCTTCTGAGTAACGACCCATGTTCTTGAGGCATTCGATCACCGGTGCCAGCAGTGGAACACCTCGCACCTGTCCGATCCGTTCCCGATTCATGAGGTGCAGCAC